GTCGCTGCAATTTAGTGGTTCTATGCAAGAGTATAGAGAGTGGACAGAAACAATAGATGATGATACATTTAATCTTCATACGTTAAATCCTACATCATATGTAGCATCATCGAATGCAACTGCATCCTATGCCAAATTACATAGACACTTACCTCTAGGCACTGATTTAGATGCAGTAGATATTTCTACTAACGGCACAAGAATTATGAGTAAACATCCAGCCTCGGGAAGTGCTACATTGATTGGTGGTGAAGCGACATCTAGTGGATTTACAACGCCGGCGGATGCGGAACGTGGTAATTTTGAACCTGTAGAAGAAACATATTATATTCAAGGCGTTTCATTAGGTGCTAATTTACCTAGGTCGCAAAAGATACGATTAGAAGATAATAGTTTAATTAGACGATTATCTCCTACCAATACTGCAGAACGTTCTAGTTTTGATTTTGCTCCTATCGATTCAAACAAGTTAGGATTATTTTATTCCCAGGCTGATCAAGTAAACAAAGATATTTTCAATCAAATTGGAGATGTCGAATTAGATGATTATGTAGGTGATCCTGACGATGAGTTTGAATTTACATATCCAGACTTGTATCACTTTAGTAGAGAGTATTGGAAAAAGTTTGCTAACAAAAATGACATTAATGCATTCATAAGAATCTTTAGTCAATTTGATTTTTCATTGTTCAATCAAATACGTCAATTGTTACCTGAACGTGTTGATGAAGCAATGGGCGTATTAGTTGAGCCTCATGCATTAGAACGTGCAAAAGAAATTATAACTAAGCGACCATCGATAACAAATCCACAATTTGATGGACTCGTAGCAGAACCAGTAAAATCTTTATCTGGCTCATTACCTATGTTTACCGCATCGATTAATGTAATAGATAATATAATCTCAGCTGAATCATTATATCATACTAAGTCTGGGTCAAATAGTGATTCGATTGTCCCTCCGACATCGTCGTTGCCAGGTAATTATTTTGGATTAATTGTAAAAGAATATAATGGTACTGGTTCATTAGATCCGATTGTTGATGAGCCTAGGCCTAGTGATGTTTTCAAACGAGTTGTTTTTCATTACAGAGGTAATACATCGATAATAGATAAAAAACTCCGTAATAATGATCAATTTATAAGTCAATCACGAGGTCAGTATTTTTCTCAAAGTCTTGTCGATGCAGCGTATATGGACGACTTTTTTGCTAGTATAGAACAACCTTTTTATGAAGGATGTAAAATATCAGGGCCTGCGATAAACATTGATACTACAATAGCGGCTATAAATAATAAACCAGTGATCGAAGTATATGAAGCGAATGCTAATCAATTAGTGTATACTACGACGCCTGAACCAATTCCTGGCGGAACTAAATTAATTGTGCCACCTGGTAATATAAACGTAAGATAATTGATTCAGTCCGATATTTATAAAAAAGATGGAATAAACTATGGGATATTTAAATAATAGTACGATTACAATAGATGCAATTCTTACTAAAAAAGGAAGAGAATTGTTAGCTAGAGGACGTGATGAGTTTAAAATTACTCAGTTTGCATTAGCAGATGACGAAGTTGATTACGACTTGTATAACAGCGAACATCCTTTAGGCACTGCTTATTATGGCGCAGCAATTGAAAATATGCCTATTGTAGAGGCATTGCCTGATGAGACACAAATGATGAAGTATAAGTTAGTTACCTTACCAAAAGGTACTGCACGTATTCCTGTTGTAAGTGTAGGTTCAACAAATCTTTCATTACAATCAAATGAAACTACTATCATATCGCCATCAACTACAAACTTTACAAATGGTAATTCTAGATTTGGATATACTGCAATTCTTTCTGATTCAGATGCTGCCGAAATTAGAGTAACAAGATCAACCGGAATTGCTGGCCAGACTGCAACCGTTGCTCAATTTATTGGTGATAGCGAAGCAGCACAATCTGTTACAGTATCCGGATTAGAATTTGAAATTGCAGCTAAGCCCCAATTGGCTACTGATAAAACTGCTACTATATTAATTATAGGAAATGAGACTGGAGGTAGAGCTTCTATTACATTAACTGTTAAAAAGCAAGAATTAGCAACTACAGTCGGAGCACCTGTAGCTCAAAGATAAGGATAAATAATGGCACGGAATCCATTTAGACCAGGACAAACAAGAGATACACAAGGCAACAGAGTTAGTAGCCGTTTTAATAGGCCACGTTCAAATGCAGCAGCTGGGCAAGTCGAGGCGTTAGCAAGACAAATAGCTGATGATATTTTACGGCAGAGAGAGGCTGCTAGACGTAGAGCTCAATTCGGTAAAGTATACCAAGAGTTTGATCCAGCGGATGATGTCATTAAAAATAATGTTGAAACTGTAACACGTGGTATGTTTTCTGGAAACGACGGTACGTTGGTAGGAGCTAGTGAAATGTTTACTAGTTCGTTAACTGCAGCACAACAATCATATTTTTATGATATCTATCATAAAGACCCAGAATCCGATACTACTGCCGTCGAACAATTTTCTATAGCATATGGACATTTTCATGGTTCTGGATCTCTTGATACGACTGGTAATTTGAATGATGATACTCCTTCGAGAGCTATTTATAAGCAATATGCACAATTATTATTACCGCCGAATGATAAGAAGTTTACATTCAATGGCGTAGATCGTGATTCTATCTATGTTGTAAACTTTAATAGAGCTAGAATTAGAGAAAAAATAGATCCAGGAAATATTGAGTTTACATTTATAAAAACTCCATCGGCTACTACAACTGCAGCCGCCGGCGGCGTTCCTACTAAAATCATCGATGATTCATCATTAAATGCCAACAGTATCGGCGAAGCCGGATTAGTTTATAATTTAGTATCTGGATCTATTTCGCCTACTACTACAATTCATAATCCATCATCTCCAACGCATTTTGGATTATTATTTCCACAGCACGGCATTGCTGTATTTGATGGTGTTGCGTTAGATACAAGTGCACAGCCGAATTTCCAAACTGATAACTCCGCAGCTCAAAATTACAATCATCTGCGATTACTTTCGTCACTAAAAGGTACCGGCGGTCAAATTCAAGCTAGATCGTCAGAACAAGTTAAATCATCATACTTTTTCTGTAGATTAAAAAATGCCGAATATAATTATTCGAACAATCCTTCATTTGTAACAGGATCATTAGGTCAATTAACATATAATACATTTATACAAGACCCTCAAGTGTATATTACAACTGTAGGATTATATAATGATCGTAAAGAATTATTAGCAGTAGCTAAGTTATCTCAGCCATTGTTAAAATCATTCACCAGAGAAGCTCTAATTAAAATTAAATTAGATTTCTAATATTAGGACGGCATGCCGACGATACCTTCCGTTTTTAGATCGATTCGGCCGAATGATGTTCAATTTCGTCCGTTCAAAGCATATAAAAATTATACGCTAAATAATACAACGCCGGCTGTTGCTAGTCAGTCTGGATATTTTGCGTATAATGGTATATACCAGGACACGCCGCCTCATTTAGGCGATTCAGATAATTTATATGCATCTAATTCGATTGATAATAGAAATCAACAAGTAATTTGGAAACAAATCGATCATAAGTATTATCGGCATCCATATGATCCAGCACGTACATGTGAATTAACTAATCGTACGAAAACACAAAAACGTTTATTTTATTCAGCATCAATATTAACAGTACCTTATTTCCAAGTCGGCGAACGTCTTAAACCTAAAAGTGTTTCTGTTACATCAGATTATATCACATTAACAGATGACGGAAATGGTAATCTGCGCGATGGAGCTATTAATACATCATCAATGATGAATGACAATGACTTGAAATTGTATTTATCATTCAATAATGCATATCGTTTAACTCAATCTGGAAAGGGCCGTGCTGACGGCATAATTAAATATGAATTACAACATCATGATGAAGATGTTAAATTAACTGCAATTGCATTAGAAGATGGCCCGTCAGGTGGATTAGCTGCACGATTTATGTCGCCAAGTACTAGTTCTATCAGAATACCTCATAATGATATATTCAATAGGATGAATGCATGTGATGATTGGACATTATCTTTTTGGGTTTATGCCCCAGACGTCGGCGCTGGTAAGCATAGTATAGTATCAAAATTTGCAGTGAAATCTGAACAACGATTAGATAGACGTAATAGTAAAATTATTACATCTGATAATATCATTACGAATTTAGCATCTGATTTAGCTGATAGTTCATATGCTAATTATAGACGACCTTTTGAATGTTTTATTGAACATCAAGCATCAACATGTATTATTAATTTTAGATTATCAGATGGCACAACACAACGTACGTTACAAAAAACTAGTTTAGCTGAAAATGCCTGGTATCATGTAGCCGTAATTAATAACGGCAGTACTCAAACAGTATCTATGTATATAGACGGCATACTTGCGCAATCTGCAACAATGCCGGCGAATACGACGATAAATGATGCTGATGTATTATTTGGTACTATAGATTTTTCATCACAAAATGCTGCAGCATCGGGACACGAATTAGCTGAATTTCGTTTATATGATGTTAGTGCATCTGCAGCACAATTAGCTACATTAGCAGATGATGATGCTACAAATCCTAAATTATATCAAACTAATGTAGCTGGTAATGTATTTTATCGTAATGGACAAATTGTAGTATCATCGCCACTAAACAAATATACTGGTTCTGGATTTTTTCAGAATACATTTGACGTATCATACAAAGGTCAGCATACAATATATGAAAATGAAGTAATGGTACGAGTCCCGGCCGATTCGATGAATGTTTCAATGAATCCATCAGCTACATATAGGCCGCCGGCTGGCGAAACAGAATTATGTGCTACTGGCCAGAGTAATAGGCCTCCGGGCGAATTACGTAAAACTATTTTTACGGATGGCACTGCATTTCCATATGTATCTACCATCGGGCTATATAATGATCAAAATCAATTGTTAGCCGTTGGTAAATTCGCACAGCCTGTACAAAAAAGAGATGATGTTGATATGAATTTCATCATCCGTTGGGACTACTAATATTTATACAAAAGGAATAAGTTATGGGTTGGAGATCAAAATCCAAGGTGCGTAGGAACGCACAAAAAAAAGGTTATAGAAGCGGGTTTGAATTAAAAGTTTCTGAAAAACTAAATGAAGCAAATGTGTCATTTGGGTATGAAGATACTGTAATACCATATATCAAACCGGCAACTACACATAAGTATACAATTGATTTTAGACTACCGAATGGTATACTTATTGAAGCAAAAGGTAGATGGACGTTAGAAGATCGTAAAAAGCATTTGTTAGTACGCAAACAACATCCAGAATTAGATATACGAATTGTTTTTCAGTCACCTAATAACAAAATACGAAAAGGGTCTAAAACAACATATGCCGATTTTTGTGATAAGCATGGCATACAGTGGGCGTCGAAGGAAGTGCCAGAAAGTTGGTACAAAACTTGATCTTTAGAGTTTTTGATAATATATTCAATGAATATTAATTTTCATGAGAATTTTATTTGAATGAAACATTGATTTACGAAAGTATGTCAATGCTAATATTAATAAT